CTTTACAAACTTTAATTAAAACTCTGTGTGTTTCTCTCGAACCAAGGATTTTATTCTGTACTAAAGATATTTTCTGGATGTCCCACAGGCTACCATCGGGAGTTTCAACAGAAACTCTGGCTTCTTTAGCGACCGTGCTTTTGTCATTAAACATCCTAATGACTTTCTGCATTTCGTTTGACTTCAACATTATAGTCCGGCTTTTCTAAATTTATCCTCGTGATTTTTTATGTGATCACTTATTTGTTTAGATAAGATTTTATTATCTGTTTCCAATTCTGCCGCACGCACTTGAAGTTTACCATTATATCTTTGATGACTCTCATTAATTTCTAAGGCATTGGCTAATGACTCATCTAATTGTTTAACACGAGCTTGTAGCTCTCTCATCTCAGGAGAATTATTACCAATTCCTTTTATAATTGTGTTTTCTCCTTCGGCCTCTTGAGCTCTTTTCTTTAACTTCTCGTTTTCTTTCTCTAATTGGTTTATTATTTCTTTATCATTCATAGTTGACTTTTACTTTAATTTACTGTAAAAGTCAAGCTTGGTCTTGTTGGATGGACTCCACCACATGAAGTTCAGCAAGGCCTTTTTAATGAGGTTTGATGGGCGTACCAAAAAGACTTACAGATCAGCAACAAAGATTCTCCGAATTATATGTTTATAATGAAGGGCGTATGACTCCCTATGAGTGTGCTGTTGAAGCAGGCTACGCCAAAGACTCAGCCAGAGTTAGAGCTAGTGAGCTAAGAAATCCCAGGAGATTTCCTTTAGTAGTTAAATTTATTGGAGAATTAAGAGAGGAAGTACAAAACAAATATGAAGTTACATTCGAAAAACATATCAAAGAACTTGCGAGACTTAGAGAAGAAGCTCTCAAAAAAGGTAGCTTCTCATCAGCTGTTAACGCAGAAGTCGCTAGAGGCAAAGCTGGAGGGCTTTACATTGAACAAAAAATTATTAAAACTGGTAAACTTGAAGACATGAGTGAGCAAGAACTAGAGAAAAGAATGAAAGAAATTATAGATCAATATAGTCCAATCCTAGATGCTAAACCAATAGAAGAATTAAAAAGAGAGATTAGAACTAGAGTACCTTCTCTTAAGGTTGTCAAAGAAAGTCCAGACAATGTCGACAATACAAAGGCCACAGAAAGCAACACAAACAAGAAGGAAGACAAGCCCCAACATACAGTAGTAAAGGAAGAGAAGAAGTATATCTAAAGCTTTTCTCATATCTTCACCATTTTTTTCACACAAGAAAGAGGAATCATCGTTCTATCCCCAAATGTAATCATACCATCATCTTCCCTGTCATAAGAAGCAAACAACTTAATACAATATTTATCTTTAGAGTATAACCAACCTTCATTAACCGGATGAGATAACCTCATTTTATTGAATTCCCTTTCATCAGCCCACCCAGAATCACTTACGATGTCTATCCAGTTCACCCGGTACTTTGTAAAAGGTATTGGCGTTGGCTCGTTTTGACTTAGGTTTAATTTTCGTTTTGTATTTTTTCTGGGCATAATGATATTTAGGGTTGTGCTTCTCATGGAATTTATCCCAAAATGGATCTTCTGTCATCTTCTTATATAAGGTATTTCTAATCCAAAAATAGTTTTGCTACAAACAGAAAAAAAAGTGATGGAACGATGGAACTTTTCGGCTTTGGACTCAAAAAACCCTATATAGCAAAGGTTCGAGACCAAAAAAAAGTTCCATGACACGTTCCATGGTCCATGGGCCGTGGAACTTTTTCCATGAATTGCCACATTTAGGACACATTTCTGCCACTATACTGACTCAATCGTCCAAGAAACTTATGTCTCCATCCACGCATCTCGGCCCCTGAAAACCTGAATTCCTGGAAATAGAGATCCTGCGTACATATCATAATGATCCCCTGTTCAATAATGCTCCCATGCACATAATCGTGGGCCATTGCATATGCAGCAATTTGTAAGAAATAGTCATCAATCCAATCCTTATTCTTGGCTCGGTTGGCTTGCTTAAAATCTATAATCGTGTCGATGCCATTATGATTACAGACTAAATCAGTTGAGCCGGCATAGAGCCCTGGGTAGTGAAGGGTTACTTCCGACCCGTAATATTCTGTAATAGGTGTAAGACCGACGTCAATAATCTTTTGAGCCATTGGACGCGCCTCTTTCCCAATAGCGCTGAGGTCATCATACCCGATTCCTGTGATGTGGGTCTCCAAAAACTTATGCATGGATGTCCCCCGTTTACTACTATGATTCTTGATGGCTTCTGCTTTTTCATGTCCAACCTTATTTTTCCAGTTGGTTAAATAACTCTGATCTTTCGTTTTTGCAAGGATTGTTGTTACCGAAGGGAGCTTTTCATCGCCGAAGTCATATGTCCGTGAGCCGTGGTGCTCGTACTTCTGTCCACTCATATATTTAAATTTATTATTTTTTTTCACTAAGCTTTCTCGCAATAATATTCTCTACTAGGTCTCCGTACTTCTTTTTACTCTGTGTCTGAAATACAGACTTAATAATATCTTGCTTTAATTTTGGTAAATGACCCAGCCTCAGTTTGTCGAGGTCATTGTAAGATTTATCAGGAAATTCTTTTGCTAATTCATAGATAGATTTTGTCATAATATAACTAACATGGGGCATACAGCTTATATTTTAAAGTTAATTCATCACCTTCTTCAATATCATCCATGACCACTATATTCCATTTATCAAATCCCGGTCTAATTCTTACCTGAGAGCGTTGACAATTAGGCGTGTCGCTATGGTTAATAAATCCTCCTAACGGAGTTCTAATATACTCTCCATCAATCCGATAATGAGAGATTCCCAGATCAGTTCCCATTACTAGCTTACGGGTTGTGAATAACCCCTGACCAGCGATCCGTGAGTCGGCAATCGTGAGTTCTGAAGGGAGAGGATTGTACTGTTTCAATCGATCGAGGTCGTGAAATTCTTTTACGTCTTTATTATTTATCATAGTGTTACCATCATAAAGATACTGAGTAATGTGACAAACGTCAATGTACCAAATATAATTAAAAATATTTTATTCATTAGGCCATACTTTTCTAATCTCTCGTTCAGTCTCCAGATCCACAATATTATCTCCGAGCTCTTGAGCTCTGGGTTCGTAGTGATCTATAATTTGTTCTAGTTTATAAAGCTTAACCTGTGCGTGGGGCCACATTAGTTTGGCAAATGTTAGTGCGTCTCTATATCCACAACTCCAGCGCCATTGTCTTTTGTAATGTTTGGGTCTTTTTGTATATTTTTTTTCTCCACTCCATCCGAATCCTAAAGTTTCATGAATCCATTCAATAACTTCTTTATGCGTCATGGATATTTCACAACGGATATACCATTGCTTATAAACTTTGCCTCCTCGGTCTTTACGTTTAGTAGGTTTTTGTTTACACGTTACACAGCCCTCCCCATCAAACAATCCTGCTATGTATGCTGCTTCACTTTGGCTGAGATCTTCCACTGACACCTCTCTTTCTATCTTCCCATTTTAATCTTATTGTTTTAACATGAGGGTTATTGAAATCTCCCCAGGCAATTTTAAGTTCGTGTCCATCCGGAGCATCCGACATCCAGAAGTGTTGAAATTGTGGAATCTCTTCGTATGAGTCTCCGCTAGTATCTCTTATTTCTTTTTTTCTAGACATATTTTATTTTCTCCTGCTTCAATAGTTTTAAAATCAAAGTACGTTAAACAGTAAGCTACTTGATCCATTTCATACTTAGTGTAGTCATCAAAGACAAAGCGTGTACCACGCCGTGATCGATTAGCAAACCAGATGGCCTGCGTTAAAACATTCTTTGTCATGTGTGGTCCATCGAAATGGACCAGGTCAAACGGTCCCATATCAGGATGTTTGTTCATAAATTCTGTGTCAGTTATGTTGTGAAATTTAAACTCAGGGTATCTCGTAAAATCTTTTATCATTTAATCTTTCATTTGATCACTGTAGTCGAACACTTGTTTCCCTGGTGAATTGTCATAGTGTTGATAAGGAAGGTTTCCATAAGGATCAATTGCAATATGTTTATATCTAACTCCTGGGAGCCTCCGTGTTATTTCATCCATAATTATCTGAGAACCAAGTCCTTCTCGAACTCCAATCTCGCAAGTTAGAATTTGTGAAGGAGACTCACTATAGATTGGAAGAGTCTTAACCCATTCCGCTAGTTTATCGTATTCTACACTATCACCTTGAATCATTCTAATTGTGAGCCGAACAACATCGTGTAGCTCACCCTTCTATTCTCTACTCCTTCTTTCATGGAAACACTATTTGATTTATGAAAGTAAGCTCCATTAAAAATAACTGCTCTATTACTTTTATAATCTATATTGACTGGTTTAATATTATTGGAATCTATATACCCTTTAACTTTTCCAGGGTCTATATTCCAGTCCTTTCTTTCCCAGTCAGATGGTGGAGTAATCTTATAAATACATAAACCATTTAAAGATTTATCTTTCACCGATT